AATAGCTAGTTTCTCAGCAGCCATTCTATTTTTGGCATTTATGTCAGCCATTCTAGCCTGGAAGTCCTTGCTAGCTTTGTCTTGTTCTGTGGCTAACTTGCTGATTTCCAATACATCAGGAACACCTGAAGCATCTACATCAGACAGACCCATACCCATGGATTTAGACTCAGCATTGATGAGGGCTATTTCTTTCTTATTGATACGGTCAAGTTCATTTTGGTAGTTCTCATTTGCAATGTCTTGTTCTTTCTGCATTTGAGCCTGTTGAATCTGAGCTTGTGCAATCTGACCCTGTTGCTCCACTTGTTGCTGTTGAGTTTGAAGCTGTTGTTGCTGTATAGCGTCCTGTTTATCACGAAGATCTTTAAACACCTTCTTCATCTGTCTCATGGACTTGGTAGAATAGAGCTCAATTACATCGTACAAGCTTCCACCATTTTGCATCAAAGGCTGAGCTAGTGCTCTGAGCTCTTCAAACATCTTAGTGTCATCAGGACGGTTGGTGAGGAACACCTTCAAATCACGGAACTTGAGATCAGATCCATTCACTGTAACAAAAGCTGATTCACCCTCGTTTGTAATATAGCTGAGGGTGGATTGAGGCTTTTTAGATTCTACATATAGGGCAGCATCAATAATAGATTGATAGAGCTGACCCATAACATACTCGTGAGCTACAAACAGGGGTTCTGTTTGGGAATAAGATTGTTGCACAGCTGTATTAACACCTGTAGCAGACTCACTAGCAGATATAGATCCAAGTCTTTGTCTACTCATACCCACTAGTTCCCAACATTCGTTTTTCACTTGTTGAGCTAGTGTATATCTAGATTGTATCTCCTGTGTACGTGTAAGATCAATATCCCTAAACTGATTAAATGAACTTGGGGATTTCAAGTTCTCAGGACTATCATCAATAAAGACAACACCCCTGTTTCTTGCTTCCATTTCCCATATATCCAAAGCATCTTGGGCATCACCATCTTTAGGAACAGGAATATGCCTAATAGATGTTAAATACACCTTACCCACTTCCTTCTCTAGCAGCTTATAAAGCTGGTTCATACATACATTGTATATCACCTGGAAGGGTTTCATCAAATCAACCAAGCTTTTAGCCTCAGTGTTTTTCACCTCAAATGTGGTGCCTATGATGGGGCAATAGTTGAGAAGTTTGAAAGGTTTGATGTGATAGATGTCTGGACCTATCTTGATTCCTTGATACCACTGGTTCACCCATCCCCATTCTAGGCTTTGCTGTGTAGGAATAGTGCCAGATTTGTAATTCTCATCTACAAGCAAAGATTGTTCGTTCCCCATTTCATCAATGTAGATGAGTTTACCAATCTTCTTCTTGCTTATCCAATAGCAACGTACAACAACGTATTTATAACCAAATGAGCTAACATTAGACGTTAGTCCTAAGAAGTCCTTAAGACCATCGTTGTTCTCCTTCATCTCTGATTCAATAATCATACGTGTTTGAAGAACCAAAGGATCGTATGTATCATATGTTACAGAGTCTATACCAGGAATGGCATTAGGATTGCCAAGATTAGACTCACGTACATTGATAAGTCCATAGTCTTGAAGCGAGCTTCTGAGGTGGTCAATCTCTTCTTTAGTGAGATCAGGAATGCTTTCAATAATCTCTGAAAGCTCCATAACTTGCACTGTACCAGCAGCATAAGCCCCCTGTGCTCTACCTGTAGGGTCAGAAATATACTTCCTATCAGGAGTGGTAAGAAACCATGTATTCTTTGGGTTAGCCACCTCAATGTTAAAACCAAGCTTTGAGTTGTCTTCATATATATGGTAGAATTCTCTTCCAGAAATTAACATATCGCGAAATGCATCTTCACTCTTTTCCTTTAGATTAAACTCAGCCTTCTGACAGGTGAGAACGTGGTTAGCCCACTTCTCAGCTACAGAGGTGTAGCTATCTAACTGATCTTTCACATCATCCATTGTCATCTGATCCAGTTCTTCTTCATCTACCTCTTGTCCTACAAGAGCAGCTTTTTCTAAGATTTTTCTCTTAGCCTGGGTGATAACATATTGTTGAAGAATGCCTGTTTTAAATTCTAGCTCTTCAGCCTGACTATCATCATCAAATGCCTTTACACGAAAAGTGTCTGGACGCTTTGTGATTTCACCCACCAGTTCATTTACAGGTGTGGTGATGATGGAATACATCTTTACATAAGCAGGGAGTTGCAAGTCTGCCGTAAGAACATCTGTAAATGAACGCACTTGAGGCTCTTGATAGAAATCCTCCATGCGCAGAATGCCCTTCATCAAGTCATAGTTTTTAACAAACGTGTCACGATTTTTTACATACTCAGCATAAGCTTTGTTTGCAAAATAATCCATCGTGTTCTTTATCCAACTCTCATCCTGTTTTTCCTTATCTGTCTTGAACTGGTCAGGGAATATGTTGAGATAGGCATACCTAATGGTAGCATCTTTCGTATATCTAATAATAGCCATTATATGAACAATTTACTTTTTTTCTTTTGAAATAGTCCTCTTGATTCTGTGAACAGTTGGTTATTTCTGTTTGGCTTAAAGAAGGCCTTAAGTCTTTCATCTCCTGACCCACCCACCTTGCCTAGAATGGGATCCATTTTGAGAGCCTGAGCAATAGCTAGTTCTGCAGCCACAATACGGTCAAAGTTACCCTGATCGTTATACTGAATAATCTCTTCTAGTAGAACAGGATCTAACACCTTACTCACTCCTAATATTTCTTTCACCACATCTCCATTTTCATCTGTCTCTTTGTACACAGACTCTTCCATGTATTTCTTTAGACAGTTGTGAAGATAGTCAATTATCTTCTGACTTGATCTGTGCACTCCATATTCACGTTTCACCGTTGTTCCAGGCACTATCTCTTTTAGCCATTCAGGTTGTTTCTCAAGATAGTGTGCATCTCCTTTAGCTTTCATATATTCTATAAAGGAAATGTCATCATTTTCACAAAGCGTTCTAGCATTGTAGAATTTGATGAGTAGTCTAGCCTGTTCTTCCCATGTTTCTTTCTTATCAGGACGTGCGCAATAGGAAGCTACAAACATATCCTGATATTTCTCTCCTGTAATATCATGCATACGTTTATAGATGTATACAGAGCCAAGAGAGGATGAATAAGCTGATTGTCCTTGTCTATAAGGGTCCACGCCTGCTACATAGAGTCCATAAGGAGGATTCTCAATAGGAAACTCATATATGACAACAGGAGCATCTTTTAAATCACTATTCTTTAACGGGAAGTTGGTGATGGGCTGTTTGTCTGTAAACTCATGTGCTATTTTCTCCCCATCATGAAATAAAACAACAGGAGTGCCTGTGCGCTCTTGTTGTAACAATCTAAACTTCTGACGTTTAGCTGCTTCTATATCAAATATGTTGGTGTCCTCATTTAAGAAGATGTCATCCACTTCAATGGGATAGTACATCTTCTCCTTTAAATAAGCCACCCTATCTCCAGCCTTTTTAAGACGCTCTAAGTTGGTCTCTGTTATTTCTTTAGCCTTCTCTTCATTACTCACCAGCATAGGCACCTCATTAAGAGGGCTGCTTTCTGGCTGTTCAAGAAAAGCACCAAGTGTAGAAGGTTCTTTAGCCTCCATTCTGTATTTGTAAGAAATGAACAAACCGTGCACACGCTTTTCATCTTTCTCATTATTATATGTAAGAAAGTTGAAATTGTTCACATCAAACATGAGGCTTTTGGCATCCATGAAGCGCTTCATATCACCACCAGTACCTGTAAGAATGGGAGAACAACCCCATCCGTAAGGAGTGGTGAAACCTGGTACAGCAGCTTGGAAACCTCTGAGGAAATTGCCTTTACCAATCTCATCTATAATTAGTTTACGTGGTTTTGTACCTGCAATAGCCTCTTCATTATTACCTTCATCCAGGTTACGGATGAGGATTTGGGAGAATGGAATACGTTCTCCTCCTTTAGTTTTAATTCCGAGCGTCACTTGGTTTTTCCAATTGTCTTCCACCCTTTGCCATCTCCAGGCTTCTGGTAGAAAGTTGAGGCCTTTGTCCAGCTTATCTGTGATCAGCTTGATATCTGGGGCATTCAACCCAGCGATCACATTCTGGGAATTTTCATCAAATGTTGCGCCCCATCCGATATAACTAGCCTCAATGACAGACTTGGCAAAACGTCTGATGCCTAATATCACCAAACCTTTTTTCTCAAATTGAGCTCTGTCTATTTCATTTGTCACCACCCACTCATTATCACGTAACAAGGGGTTGGCATATTTTTGGTATATTCTTCCTCGCTCATCCACCACATCCACTTCTGTGTGCCAGATGTTTAGGTGCCAATATAGGAATGGGTTGATGTAAACACCATTCATTGTGCATCCGTTCAAGCATATATCCTTATGGAAGTCAAAGAATGGCTTATATTCTGCAGACTCACGGTCAGGCAGACGCTTTTGGTTAATAAACCAATCTTTGTAATCTATGCTTTGTAATTCATTCATTCTTATCTTCTGCTTCTAAGGAAGTCTTCAGCCATGCTGCTCAGTTCACCACTACCTCTCACTTCCACCTTTGCTTCTTCCTTCTCACGCAGTTTTTCCACCACCTCAAGAAGGGCAAGATAGTTCTTCATGGTTTCCTGTATAAACTTTCCTTGAGCCTCGATGGAAGCAATCACCATGGGTATCATTCCACCCTTTGATGTGGGCTTCCATTCTACACGGTCTTTCAGCTCATGCAGAGGATTAGCATCCACATATGCTTTCCAACTTTGTAGTTGTTGCTCAGCCCAATCAAGCTCAGCATTTACAAAGGTGCCTTTTTTAATAGTCTTCGCCATCATCTTCTTTTAAAATATCCTCCAGGTTCATCCCATCTTTAATGATTTGATCTAGTTCATTATCATCTGTATGTGGGATGTCCATCTCCAGCTGTGTCTTATACTTCTCTAGCGCAAACATCATCTCTTTGTCTGAGAGTCCCCAAAGATCTCCATATTCATCTAAGGCTGTAGCTAAATGTCTACCCATATTATAAGCTGGATAGTTTGTATTTAGAGCCTCTAGGGTGTTTAATATCTGGTGGTAATAACTTAACTTCTTCATTGACATACGTGTTTACAGCACTATTCCTGAGCTGGCTGCTGTAAATTTTGCAAGACTGGGCTGAATGACAGAGCTGAGCAGTTTCTCAATCTCTTCGTTAGCCAGCTTTTTCACCTCTGGGCTTACATCAGGGGTGGCAATTAAGGCAGCTAGTTTTTCAATTACAAGCCATGCTTCCACTACTGGGTTCATACTAGTTGGTTTAAATCTTCATCAGACAAAGGACCTTCCTCTTCTTCATCCTCGTCTTTAGCAAAATAGTCTTCTTTTACAGAAATACCTATGGAGTCTTGTTCTTCTCCAGGCACTCCTATAATATCCACATAATCGACACCTCTTTCATAGATGTCTGTCAGGGCCTCTAAGAAAGCACGAAGGGGTATTTTCTTAAGGCGGATTTCATTACTTTTCTCCATCAGATGGGGGTGGTATCATTTCATCTTCTTGTTCAGGTGTCACCAGTGCGTCCCATTTATCAATGGGGCACTTACAGGAAAGACACCTTGTCTTGGCTGAGAGCGTACACCCACAATAGGTGCAATGCTCATCTGGTCTGATGGTTTTATGCAAGCTAGAATGATGGGGACATTTTGCACACATCTCCAATCTTTCCTGGCTTGTCTTTTCAATAAGGGCTTTAAGCTCTTTTGGGGGCAGGAGCTTGTTTCTCCATCCCTCATATATTTGTGAGAGCACTAGCTTCTTCATTAATCTTTGGTTTTAGGGCTATTATAGCTTGTCTCACGCTTTCCAGCTTTACACCTGCTATACGCCTTTTATTATCACTAAGCTCTGTATTCTCAACTTGTCTTTGCAGCGCTATTTCCATAGCCTGGAGCATGGACATTCTTTTGACGGCTTTTTTTGTGTTGAAAATGAGCTTACCAAACCCGCTGATTTCCACTGTCTTATTACTTAGCAGGGCTTCGTTGGCTGATTGAAACTGATGGTTAATAACAGCCTCAATCGTCTTTTCACTAATTAGGAGCTTAGGGGCTAGCCTTCTAATCAGCCAGTCCTTCATGGACATACTGTTTGGCTTCCTATCCTCCATGTGTCAGCTTTATTTCTAGGGAAATGGCTTTATTAAAATCCAGCACAATAACGGGATTCACCTTCACCTTTGTCCCATCCTTAATCAGAATACCCATCTTCTTAAGCTTAGAAATCAGGTTGTTTATTGTAGCCCCACTACTTCCATACTTAGCACAAAACTCCTCCCTAATATTAGCATAGGAAATGTTTCCCTTAATAGCTGCAAAGGCTATAAGCTGTATTTCTCTATTAGTGAGATGGAGATCATTCACAGCTGACAATATATTATAATACCTCTGTGCTAGAAGATATTCATCCTCTTCCATCTTCTTAAGCCTCTGTAATATCCCTTTAGCTATTTGTTCCATAACTAGTTGAGCACAAAGATAAACAATGTTTACAACATATTCAAATACAATCTTTTACACGAATGCTATATTATGCACCCTTTCTCTCCATCCAGGCTCTATTAATCCCTAACCCACCCACCACCCCAAAGGTACAATAGCCTGTAGGACATTTCCAAATATTCCCCACCCCCTGTTAACAACTTGTAGAACATCCCCCCTACATAACACATTGACTATCAATGCCCCCCTACCAACTAATAGGCTAAAAAAGTTTTATGGGGATGGGAGGGGAGTCTACTTCCAACCAAAACCCCTCCTAGTAATTAGCAGGTTGGGGCTATCCCCCAGCTTGTTCAAACCAATTTATTAACGCCAAAAATCAAACAAAATGGCAAACGAGTTAACACCCATTGTGCTCACAGACGAGCAAACCCTGGAAATCAGTGCTTTACCTGGAATCTTTGATTATGACAAAGACTCACAGCTGAAAGGACAGAAGTATCGCAGATTCAAGTATGACAACACAGTGTTTACAGTAAATGCAGACCACGAGTTTTGCAGATTCTATGACGAAGAGTCATTAGGTCTTGTGAAGATTGTTCCTGTCAAAGATGAAGTGGACCCAAGCATTATTCGCTTTCAACTTGATAGTGCCAAGAGCCAAAGAAGCGTGCTTAAAATGGATGATTTCAAAATGAAACGCTCCATCCGCAAAACTTTCGATGTTACAAAGGTTGATGAATCACTTCTCAATAGCTTGTTGAAGCAAGAATAATGAACAGAACAGAGCCCTTCGGGGCTCTTTCTTTCATATATAGGGTGGGAAAGTTAGGGTGGGGAGACAAAAACAACCTACATAACACATTGATTCTGAATGTGTTAGAGATGATGTATCACCATTCACCACTTTTTCCCACATTTTCACACATAAGCTAAATAAAAGCCCATATACGGGATAAATATAGCATTAATTCACCAAAAAGCCTGTATACAGGTAAAACGATTGTTATGTTACATACATATTCTGTAATTAAAAAAGACAAGTCTGTTTTTAACCATCTTGAATGGGAAGCTGCTAAATCTATAGCAGAAGAAGGGGATTTACTACTTACTATTAAAGACAACCACATCTCTAATGTTCGGATATTAGAAGGTGTGGATGATTATTACGGAAAACAGTTTAAATCTGTAGATGGTGGTATAATTACACCATTTTATCAATAAGAGCCTGTAACAGGGCTCTTTTGTTTTAACATATTGTAGGCTTACAAAGCTGTAGACAAAATGTGGTTGGGCCTGATCAGCCTGTAAAACTAAGCCAATGAGTCTACACGCCTACATAAATAGAGTGTGGCTGATTAGCCTCGTGAGCTGCAAAACAGCGATAGAGAGGAACTACGAAGAAACCAGCCACGCTCTTATTTTAATCACTAAAACCTGTACTATGTACATTATTCACAACAAGACCAAGAATACAACCACTCATTATGAAGGTTCTTGGCCTGGAGGACTTTTAGAAAAGCAGTTAGATAAGGGAGATAGGGTTATTGTCATCAGTCTCTATTCTAATACCATCAAGGTTCCTCATAAGTTGGAATACAATGGTATAGAAGAGTGGGAATGGGAAGACTTTCCTCTACTCAAATAAGAGCCTGCAATAAGGCTCTTTTGTTTTAATGCACCATTCTAGCTTCCCAAAGGCTAGCGGTTGTAACGTGTTTCAGGCTAAACTAATCTTCCTGTAAAGCGTTGGTTTGGTTACAACTGAGTGCAGAGGGATTAGTCAGGTGTTCATCTGTTCTACTTCATAGAATAGAGGCTTTTTGGTGATGCAAAACCATATATTTTTACATAACTCCTTAATAACCAATAAATTAACTAGCTATGATGAATGCTAAACAGGAATTCCTTCGCCTTATAGAAGGAAAAAATGTCCTTTGTGCTGAAATTAGAAGATTGGATAGCTGGACAAAGGATGATGATGGAGAAGAAGATAAAGTGTTCTCTCTATCAGTAGGATATACAGAGAATGATTGGGATGATTTCATAGAAAGCCTAGATTTTCATTATGATAATGGATATGGGCTACAAGAAGTTGATGGGACAATATGGTTCACAGACAACTCGTGGGCTGAAAGAGCTGAATATGATGGCAGTGAGTGGTGGGCAGTTAAAAAAAGACCTAATATTCCTGCTGCTCTTATAACAGATGCACTTAACCAGTGGGGAACATCACAATCAGAATCAGAAGAAAATCTAAATCCTTAATAATCAATCAATTAAAACGATTTGCTATGAAAAAGCTTATTATCATTCTAGGTCTATTATCAGCACCTTTTATTGCTGTATGGACCATTTGGGTGCTTACATTCTTTAATTTTAGTGTGCCCGCTATTTTTGATAGTGGTGCATTTTGGTTGTTTTCTGTCACCTGGTGGTTTATTTGTTCTGTATTAATCCCTATGGTTATAGATATTAAAGAGCCTTCTAAAGCACAACCAGTTGATTTAGACTCATTTGAACACATTAGAAGAGCTGTCACTCGCAACGAAAAGGAAATTGAAGCTTATATCAATAGAACCTATCCTGAAGGAACAGACACACAGACAGTTTTATTTATACAGCATTCATTAAGAAATAGATTAGTAGAATATCTAGACATGCACCTCAAATCATATGAAATGTCTATAGCTGACAGAGTTTTGGGTGCAATACAGGATGTTAAAAGATCACATAAATCTTAATTTATAACAAAATACCACACACAATGACAAATTATTTGTTACAGCCTTCTGATTATGATGAAGGACCTATTGTCTATCCTCTTCCAATAGAAAAGGATGGAAATAAAAAGCTCTGGATTATACAAGGAACCAAAATATGGGCTGATGACTTCCAAGAAGCTTTGGAAATCTGTGCTCTTATACAGGCTTCATTAGAATAAGAATTTCATATGGCAAGCAATCGTACGGGGGTGTATGTCTATACAGCCCCCTTTTTTATTAACTTATTGTAAATCAAATGATTATGAATCAAAATGAAGAAACATACATGGAAAGAGTGGCTAAAATAGCACTCATTGTCATTTTAATGATAGGTGTCATTAGTGGTCTTATGTCTTGTGCAACCAATGGATATGGGTGCAAAGGAAGAGCTAAAGAGCCTACAGGCACTGTTGGTAAAGGATGGAAAGCATTGTAAATCAATTATTTAACAAATAAAACACACACGTATGGCAGTAAAATTTGACCATGAACAAGGCAGCCTTCATCTTGCTTTAGGCATTGATGAGGAGCGCAGTGATGAACTAGATGCACTAGTATTTTTCACCATCATTGATCAGACAGTGTTATTACAAAACCTGTTTGACAATCCAGATGAAGCACCTGTAAACATGCGCACAAAGACAGGAAAGCTTGAAAAGATGTTTGATGAGTGTACAACAGAAGAAGAGCGCATCTATATTGCTATGGAATTTAGCAAGGTGGATAGAGACCTTGATTTTGAATCAAGTGGTGCACAGATGTTTCTATCAGGGCTTGCAATGATGTATGAAGATGTAGATGGTAACTTAGAACAATTTACAAAGAAGTTTCTCCACTACAAGAACAAAGCTAAGGCAGAACATGAACGCAGAATGTGTGACGATTGTGAAAACGATGATTAATTTACATAAAATACACACAAATGGAAAAAATTGAGTTTAACCACAGCGGTGGCACCCTAGCAGAAGCTATGGGTATACATGTAGAAAGAAAATATGAGCTAGAAGGCATTGTTATATATACAATGCTAATTGTAGAAATTATGTCAAGAAAGCTATTTGACAATCCAAAAGAAGCTCCTCGTAACCTTTGCACCAAGTCTGGTGTATTAGAAAAGGTGCTGGAATATGCTGAATCACAGGCTGAAGCCATCTATTTAACATACGAATATTGTACGGTAGATCAAAAAACAGATGATGGTGTACAAGGCAAGATGTTTGCATCAGCTCTTGCTATGAAGATTAAACAGCTTGATTTAGATGAGGAGAGATTTATTGAATGGTTTGTTAAAAAGCGTATGAATTCTGTTACAAAAGAGAAATAAATTATTTATTAACCAAAAATGCCATGTAAAATGGAAAAAACACACACAACAATCACAGAAGAAGCCTTGAAGCGTAAGCTAAAAGAGAAATTAGAAGCAATGAGTGTTGCTTCTAAAACTAAGAAAACAGCAGCCCCTAAAACACCTCCTACAGCTGATGATATGAAAAAGCTGATAGAGGCTAGTGGTCCTGCTGCAGATGTAAAGCCTGAAGTGAAACCAGCCTTTAATAGCACTAAATACATAAAGCTAAATGGCTATTTCAGGGTGAGTGAGGGTGTATATGCGATTCTTAAGCGCAACATTACACGTAGTGTAAATACACTCCTTCTAGGCCCAACAGGCGTAGGTAAGACAGAACTAGTGAGCAACATTGCTAAAGACCTAAATGTACCACTCACTATTTTTGATATGGGCACTATGACAGACCCTATTATGTCACTGGTGGGTAATCACGTCATCAAAATGCAAGATGGTGTCACCACTAGTACATTCATCAAGAGTAGATTCTCTGAGGTGATACAGCAACCAGGCATTGTTATGCTTGACGAGATATCTCGTGCTGTTGTTACATCTAACAACCTTCTATTTCCTTGTCTAGACTTCCGTAGGGAACTGCCTATGGAATATTGCTTTGATGATGTAGCTCCTATAAAGGTGCATCCTCAATGTGTATTTATTGCTACAGCCAATCTAGGTGGTCAGTATACAGGTACACATAAGCTAGACAGAGCTCTATTAGACAGGTTTATGATTGTTGAAATCGATCCTCTTAGTGAGAAGGAAGTGAAGAAAGCCATTTATACACATTGTCCGTCTATTGAGTCAGAAAAGCTCACAAAGATGGTGAAGGTGTATACAGGCATTAACAGAGCTCATAACGAGTTTACAGTGAGCTTCAACCTCTCTATTCGTCACTTAAAGATGATTGGTGAGCTAGTGGAAGATGGATTTACGCTCTATGATGCATTTTACATCATATGTAAGGGTATAGGTGGCACAGAAGGTGCAAAGTTTCTCGAAACCTTATTTGACACATCTAAAGCTAAATCTGATGAAACGGAAGAGTTTTATGAAGAAGAGGGAGAAACTAGCGACAGTGGTGAGTAGTAGTTTATTTGGATGGGAAGATAGCTATTTTGGTGGATACGAAAGGGTGATCTATGATCATCCTTTCATTTATATTCCTCCTTCCCTTCAATATGACTTCACTATGTCAGCAGGACTCACCTGGTATACAGCAGACAAGCTGTGTAAAATCTTCTTATTGAAAATTAGTAAAAAGGGCTTATTAAACATCTTTGTTAAGGATGCTATTAGAGAAGAGAAAACTATGTTCACAGGTGCCACTGTCACTATTTTTAACATAAACAAGAAAACTCAGTGTGAATGCATTAAGTTTTTACGTGAAAATGATGATGAAATGGGCAATCTGTTCACTCATTATTATGACTTCTTGTGTGAGGCTGATTTCTTCTATACAATAGATGATAATGGAAAAGAATCAGCACCAAAAGGAGATGGTGATAGTGATGGAGAATCAGAAAAACCTGCATCTGATGAGAATTTTGATGCTATATTAAAGATGTTTCGTCAAATAGAAAGCACTGTTCCTTCTTGGTCTAAACCACCTAGTGCTCTTTCAGGTAGATTGAAAGAAAACACAAAGTTTGTGGTGATGGATAAAAAAGCCACTTCCACGGTTTACACTCCTCAGCAGATAAAGATGGGTAACACGCTTGTAAACATGCTGGATATATCATTTGAGCCTAAAGAGGATGTTATTGAAAACCTCATATGTGGTAAAATGAGCCCACATAAGGTGGCTGAAATACCAGCTGGCAATACACACGTGTATTACAAGATGGAACAAGATGTGTCTACAAGACCTTTTAGTATTTGTGTGTTGGGTGATGAGAGTGGATCTATGAAAGGACGTTGTGAACGTGTGCAAAATGATCTGTTTAAAACCATCTATTACGCATTTTCACAGATACTGCCTCCTCAAAAGATGTTCTTCTATGGCCACAGTGGTACTGATTCACCTATTATAAGGGTGTACCACGAGCTCTACAATCCAAATTTCGAATACACCATTGATAGACAGCTACATAACGATTATAGAGAAAACTATGATGGTCCTGTGATAGAAAACATCTATGAGCGTGTTAGACAGCAAACCTCTGATAACATCATATTCATCTCTATTAGCGATGGTGAGCCTGCAGGTAGAGGCTATGGTGGCACTAAAGCCATCAATGACCTAAAAAGAGTGATAGAAAGATGTAAAAGAGATGGCTTTGTTACAGTGGGGGTGGGTCTTCGTTATGGAAATGTAAAGGACATCTATAGCTATTACACAATAGTGAATGATATGTCCACACTTGTAAAGAACGTTAGCAGCCTCATCAACCGTGTTGTTAAAACAGAATTTAAGGATTGATTTGTGTGTGTGAAACAGGAGAGGGGAACTTTTGTTCCCCTTCTTCCTGTTAATTATTCTAGGATTGGGTTTTTTAAGGATAGAAAAAGGACAGCCTTGCAACACAGGCTGTTCCTTTTTTTATTAAATTTGTTTTATGAAAACAGTAGTATTAGGAGACACACACGGAACATCATTCTGGAAGCTCATTACACATGTAGAGCAGCCTAATAGAGTGATATTTATAGGAGATTATTTCGATTCTTTTGACATCAAGTTGGAAGAGCAGCTAAATAACTTCCTAGACATCATGCAATATAAGAAGGATGCTAAAGATGTTGAGGTGGTGTGTCTAATAGGCAATCACGATCACCATTATTTCCCTGAAATAGGAGATACAGGCACCTCAGGATACCAACACATGGGTGGATTTCAGATAGGTCCTGTTCTAGATGCTAATAGAGAGCATCTGCAGGTGGCTTATACCTTTGATGATTTCCTATTCACACATGCTGGTGTAAGCACTGAGTTTATGAACAGTGTATTTGGTAGTGATGGGTGGTCTGTGGCTACAATTGTAGAGCAGCTCAATGAGCTCTTTAAATACAAGCCTAACACATTTAGCTTTGGTATGGCTGTTGGTATGAAAAAGATGACCTATATAGACCCTACAGGGGACAATGAGGAGCAATCACCTATTTGGATAAGACCTAGATCTCTTATGGCTGCTAATAAGAACACAGAGCTTAAAAAGGCCTACAGACAGATATTTGGACATACACAGGTGAAAAAGATTGATCTGGAAGGCTCATTAAAAGCAGCTGGTGGTAGATATTATTTGATAGATGCCTTACAAGGTAATGGTGACTATCTCATCATAGAAAATGGACAACTCACAGTTAAAAACGTACACACAAATGAGAAACATTAAATACTTCTTAGAGAGCTTTAGATGGCTTAAAATACTGTTTAGCCCTTTTAGGCCCTTTAAACTAAAACTGTATGTAGGCAAAACACAGATATGTACACCATATTTTTTTCCTAGAAGGTTAGTAAAGAGTAAAACTAAACCAGGTTATTTAGAACCTGTGCCTGTTACAATAGGCTTTGACTATTGTGGGCTGGGCTGGAAGACCAAATGGGACCAATATGACATCAGACATGAATGGAATCCTGTGTACACGTTTGTATTCTTTGGCTACCAAATAGCCATTACAGTGTATCATGAGCATCAGTTACATTTCTGGGAGCCTTGGATATGTTATGAATACATGACAGACAAGAAGCTTTCTAAAAGAGAGCGTATAGCGTTCTGTAAGAAGAAATGTCCTCAGACATGGACTAGATTGCACAAAGATGGTACATCAGAAACAACAGACTATTGGAATCTAATTCTTAAGAGTAAATACTTATGATAGCTAATATTAAACGTTACGCCATGCGTAACATAAAACTAAAGCCAATGGCACAACAAACAGCAATGCAAAATTTAATTGATTATAAAATAAAACTTATTTTATCTGCAAGATTTATAGATATTACAATTAGAAAAGATGGAGAAAAATATGTATTTGAAGGAGATTTTATCAAAAAAATTATTTATGAATCTAAATACTACAACGAAACCTATAAAAAAGAATAGCAATGCGTATAATTGCTGAACTAGGATTCAAATCCTACATCCCTTCTCGTGGGCTGGAGAAAGGAATGTTGTTCACTTATAAGCTCAATCATGGACATAAGCTGAAAGAACAAGTGGGGGTGCGTAAGCTAGATCAAATGCCTTTTGATCAAGAGAGATTCATACAAGAAAATGGCTATCCTGTCTATCCTGTTCTCACAATTAATGATGAAATTGTGGCTGAAGAGGCTGAAATAGGATGGTTTGATGAAGGTCCTGAATCAGAAGATCTAGAAGACATCACCATAGAACAGATTAATGTCATTATAGAGATTTATGAAGGACAAATAGCTGTTGAAGTGGATGAAGAAACAGAAGAACTCCTGTTTATGGAAGGTGCTGATGGTATTAAAAAAGTGATTGTCAGCTTTCCAGAAGACTGGGAGGAAGATGAATGGGATGATGATGATGATGAAGAAGAAGAACAATGGGATGATGAGGATGATGACACATGGAAGGAAATCTAAAACACACACATATGCTAAAATTTATTAAAGAGCTGCTATTTGGCAGACGTGCAAAGCCTGTATGCACCATTATCACCACTCTCCACACAGTGCAACCTAACACACACGTTAATGATTTTGGAGACTGGTGTAAAGAGTTCAATGTCAGTATGTTACACAATCGTAAACCTTTACATTTAAACTAATTAATTATGGGAATGGATGTTTATGGTTTAAACCCACAACTGGTGGGTGAAAAACCCGTTGCTCCAGATTGGAAAACAGCAACACAGGAAGAAAAGGATGTTTATTTCAAAGCACAAGATGCTTTTGAAGAGAACAATCCAGGCTATTATTTCAGGGCTAATATATGGGCTTGGACGCCTATACACGTACTATGTGACCTAGCTATCAAGGTGGCAGGTGCTCCTCTATCTACAGAAGGATGGGGAGATAATAGTGGTAATGGCCTAGATACACAGCTAAAATGTGATATACTGGCTGATGCATTAGATCTGTTTCTTATTCTCAATAACACTAATGCAAAAGAAGATGATGACAGTGTATACATATGTTTTGGTATATGGGTGTATGGAAATGGGACATTTGTGTCCAGTAAACTTAGTAAAAAACTGGACAAAGACTATCCTCCAGGCACTATTATGTATAATGGTGTAGTGGCTGAGGATGGAGAGCTTGTATTTCCAGCTCACGGGGTGACAATAGGATATGTAAGAGAGTTTGTTAAGTTCCTCCGTAGTTGTGGAGGGTTTGAAATCTGTTAATTATGTCCAACTATGCAAGAACAATAGCACATAATCCAGACAGAAAGAGAAAGAAGGAAGTGAGAGACTTCCTTTTTTCTTTTTTTGCTGACATGCAGCTTAATAAGATTGTAGGTTTAGCAGGTCCACACATTGAAGACTACATAACCTACTGTAAATCAAAAGGATATACAGAATTTGAAATTTATGAGAAAGATGGCATTACAGCCTTACATCAACTGTCAAGATTATCACACGAAGGTGTACATCTAAAACTAAAAGATGTATCCACTGCTAATCCAGATGAATGTGGTACACTGTATGACTTGGACTATTGTGGCACCATTAAATATTTGAAAGACCACGTAGCTAAATTTAAAGACAGATTTATTATGACCTTTTGCGTTAGAAAGTTTTCAACACAGGACACTGTAAAAACATTCTTTAATGCTAGAGGCGAAACTATTATTGAACAACAAGAAAACAAAAAACCAATGAAGTACACAGAGTATTTAACAGATGGGGGTATATACATACATCTTACCTATCGTGATACAATGCCCATGTGCTGCTTCGCTAAAATCGCTTAATTGTTAACCTTTAAAATTCACAGACATGAAAAATTCATTTTTCTACAACACAGCAGACGTTCTAAAAATGAAAGAGTTAATTCGTACAGGTCAACCTTTGTTACAAATTGCTCGTAATGAACATGCTAACTTTGGTGCTTCGCAACAGGGTTTTTATTTAAAACTTACACAACTTGCAAAGTCCACTAGTAAAATAAGAGAGTGGTATGGTCCTAAAAAACTTCGTAGAACTAAAGAGGAGCTTTTGAAAGCTAGAAAGCAAGAGGAATCTGCTAAAGGCTTTGTTGTTCCTCAAGGCACTACATTTGAGGGCACACCCAAGCGTGTTGAAATATTTGCAGATCACTTCCGTATTTATTTCTAATCTATAAATCCTCCATCCTTATGCCCATTACATCCACTCTAGTTTATCGCTCTATATGGAGCCCAGTCAAACCCTTAGTTTATTCTGACGATTCTCAAGATGCTGCTGTAAATTCGTTTATAGACAAGCTCTTGAAGATTAAACTACACACAAAACGTCTGACGATCACCTCTAATAAGTATTGGTATCAACCGTCAGATGATTACAAAGCTTTCGTTGTTCGAGTGAGAAAAATTAAGTAGGTTTGTATTCATTAATCAATGTTCCTTCACATCCCCTGAAATACGGGGGTGTGAGGAGCATTAAAATCTGAATTATGAAACCATTTACATGTTCTTATTGTGGAAAAGACACCTCTGGGGTAGATTATGACTATCTCTCAGGCTACAACCATCTATCTTGTGCTTTAGAAGCAGAGATGAAAGAAAAGGGTGATTATGACACCTGTGTCCTATGTGGGGTGGAAACTCCCTACAAGCGTAATGTACATATTGATTTA